TTCTCCTTTTAAGTTTTTCTGTATGTAAGGTAGTAACCAAGGGTTATCTACTAATACAGTCGTTAGTCCATTTGCAATAGTGTTGCAAATCTTTTCTTCATCTTTATCATCTAAATCTATTCCCCATTGATATACAATACCGTGTAATATTTCATGTATCAAAGTATTGGTATGAGATATATTATCTTCTGTTGATGATAAAGCGATGATTCTATCGGAAGCAAGAAATTGTCCATTAATTTCATTACATTTAGAAACGATAGAATCTAAATTTTTTATTGTATAATTCTGATATCCTATTTTAACTTCTCTAGCCATTAATATCCAAAAATTTTATCTGCAGGTTTAAAGTCTCTTGTTTGCCCTACACCAAAGTCTTGAAACTTTTTTGATACAGGATGAATAGGTCGACTCATACATCCATAACGTAGTGCGTCATAAGCGTGGTCTTCTGCATGAGTATCCACATCTTCAGGATTATTTTTATCGACAGGTAACATCGGTAATGTTCTAATTAAGTTAATACAATTATCAAAAATAAATAAAGATGGATATCCTGTCTCTTCATCGGGTCGTAATCTTTTATGTAATTCTAATTTACCTGCAACACGACTTCTTGGACTTCTATCCGAAGGTCTCCATCGACACCCTTCTTGAATCATTGTCTCTGCAATACTTGGTCCTATATCACCTCGTCTTGCCCATGTAGAACTATCCAGTACACCGTATCGAATATGTTCACCTTGTTCTGCTTCTAAAACTTTCCTAGCAAAGATATCGGCTGTAATCTTTTGTGTATAGAGTTCTCGATAAATAAATAAATTATTATCAAAGTCTATTGCAAACCATAAACAACAAGCTGGTGAACTGTATCCCCAGTCAGCCGCTCTAAACCTTAACCAGTTTCTAGGTAGGTCAAAAGGTTTAACCACATGAAGCTGTTTATTAAACTCAGGAAAAGATGAATTTTCAAATGCTTCCCAATTACCTTCTAAGAATTGTTTTCTTTGAACTTCAGGTAATGATGCCAACATTGCGTAGTAATCATCTGTTTGCATCAAGTATGGATTATCTTGTAGCTTGGCAGGAATATATCTTCTTGTAATTTTTTTTATTCCTACAGGAGTTTTGATTTCTATTTCAAACTTTGTATTCGCAGGGGCAGGGTCAACAAACATTTCTTTTACCCACTGTGAGCCTACATTTCCTGGATTGCCTGTTGCTCTCATGTAAACAGGAATTTCAGGGTCGACACTTCGTAAAGAAGACCGAAGAAAATTATAAATATCTTCGGTTGGATACTGAGGTAATTCATCGATTCCAATCCAAGTGTATGATTGTCCTTGGTAACGTAATACATCAGTTAAGTTCTCTGCGTATCCAAACTCTATTCTTGCACCTGAAGGAAACTTCCATTCTTTTTCTTGCTCTCTCCACTTTGCACCAGGATAGGCTTTAGGATACAATTGTTGAGAGTGATTGATTAAGTCTCTTAGTTCTGGCATTGTTCTACGTATTAACAATGCTCGGTGTTTTTGTTTGTGACAATATCGTAGTGGGTCAACCAACATGGCGTAGGATTTACCACCACCTCTTGCTCCACCGTAAAAGACTTCTCTTTCACTTGATGCGAGAAACTCTGTTTGTGGGCCCTCATTTGGCTCAAAAATAACTTCTTTATCTTTTAATGCAGCTTTAATATTTGGAGAGGCTTCTTCAATTTTATCCTCTTCAATGATTTGCTTTTTACCATCAAAGACTTCGTCAATCTCTTTAAGTTTATTCTTGGTTGCCCAAAAATTCTTTTGTGCTTTTTCGAGTTCTTTTTTCTTTTCTCGAAGCATGTCTTGGGCAGACTTTCTTGCTTTCTTCTCTTTAATTGTAAGAGGAGCATAGACGCTAGTTCTTCTTCTTCTACCCGCATTTTTTGGTTTAGGTTCGTCTACCACCCTTTATGTATCACTCTTTTTAAAACTTCTCTTAAACCCATACCTGTAATTTTTCTACCTGTATGATGTGATAACCATTCTGCTGTTTCTCGATAAGTACAGTTATTATCTATAAAACTTTTTGCCTTTTGTATTAATTCCATATGTTCAGGTATTTGTATTAAAACATTCTCATCTTCTTCTGAGACCTTATACCCTAAGGGAATTACTCTACCTACTCTTTTTCGAGTAATAGGTTTATCTTCATCCATTGTCTTTTGGAGGTAAGATAAAGATTCCGTGTGCGACTTTTGCATTGATATCTACCTTTTCTCTTTTGGCTAATCCTACTCTATCTAAGATTTGTTTGGCCGCTTCCATTCGTATCGATGCACCCGGTGTTGAACCATCTTCTTGTAAAGCATTAATCATTCCCATACTAGCTCTTGGTGCAAATCCTGCTAAGAGTTTTTCTGCTCTATCAATAATCTCATCCTTTAAAGATTTTAAAGGTGTATGATAATCAGCATACCCTGCAATCTCTCCTGCTATCTTAGGGTCACCTTGTGCTTCACCAAACAAAGCTGTTAAAAAAGTTTGTTGCTTTTCTGTTAGTGCAACATCATTCTTATCATTATCAGGAACTAACATTTTTTATTTTTTGTAATTTCTTTTCTCTTTTTTCTTGAACCCATTCAGGAGATTTTCGAATACCGACAGACTCTTCTATCTGTGCTTCCTTCATCCCTCTTCTAGCAGTATCTAGAATTTGGTCTCTACCTTTGTGTTCACTTTTAGCAATAAAGGAGAGGTTAGGTGCAGTTATCACCATCTCGACATTTTTATTTCTGAGTGGCTTGGTCCTATCCTGTAAGGGTAGATACTCATCCCAGACCTCTCCCGTTTTTTTATTCCTAAAAGAATAAATTGGCATCTATTTTATTTTTATTTGTTTTGGTTTTTTATCTTCTGGAACATTTTGTTCTAAGGTAATAGATAATATTCCGTTTTCAAATTCAGCTTTAGTAGGTTCTATATATTCTGCTAAAGTAAATTGTTTATGAAAATGTCTATTAGAAATACCTTTATGAATAATACTATCGTCTAAATGTTTTGATTCAGAAGTACCTTTAATATTTAGAACCCATTGATTAAGTTCTATGTTTATATCTTTCTTATCGAATCCTGCAACTGCTAATTCAATAATCCATTTTGTTTCACCTAACTTTACTATATTGTAATGAGGGAATCCTTTTTCTCTTGATTCCAAAGACATATCCAATACATTAAAGAATCGGTCTAACCCTACAGTATAGGGCATATACTTATCTAGTGTAAAAGTCATGTTATACCTCCTTGCTTTAAGCTAGATATATTATCTTACATATGTAAGATTTAATGACCCCGAAGGCATCATTAAACTTTTAAAACTTTTTTAACTTTATCTAAAATAGAATCTTCTTTTTGTTCTTCGACTTTAACTTCTTCAACAGTAGGTTGTTCTATTTTCTTTTCTACTGGCTTTGGCTCTTCACCAATAAACATTGACTTTAATTGTCCAGACTCTACTCGTTGATAAAATAATTTTTTACCACGGGCATTTCCATGTCTTCTCATAAATTCAGCCATTGTTTTTTTACCTAAACCTGATAGTCTCATTTCTTTTTCTTAACTCCTTTAATAACGCCTTTATTAGCAGATGCATAAAAAACTTGTTTTCCTTTTTCTTTGCCATAGGTTTTAACCATGGCTTTTTTAATCTTTGTTCCTTTTTTACTTAGTGGCATTATCTATTGGGGTCATAATATTCTTCAACAGAAATAGTTAAATCAAGTGTCATTCCTGATTCTATATAGGCTACGATTTTATCCCCTTCATGTAAATTTAAATTTCCAAACTCACTTAAACTTGTAATACTGTGACCTGCCATAGATAAACCATTTGCTAAGTAATGATAGCTACTGTCATCATTATGATAAAATTGAACATAGGCTTTTTTTGTAGAATTAGTTCCATTGCTTAATAATAAATATCGAACAATCGAACTAAAGTTATTAGGTACAGTATAAATAACATCAGCACTACCATCAGCACTAGTAGATGTAACCGTAACCGATTCTGTAAAAAATTTACTACTACTAAGGTCAGGCATTATAAATACCTACTAGGCCATCCCCTTTTTAATTTTTTGACTTTTTGGTGGAGATTTTTTACTACCGCCTGGACCAGCCCATAAAACTTTGTTAGCCCAATATGCAGCACTGGTTTTACCTTTTGCAATATTTCTTCCATGCCTTGCTTTAAAAGATTTCCTAGCTTCTGGGGAATAGTTGTGACCCATAGAAGAATCACCGAAGCGAATAAGTCGGGGCTTCCCGTTCTCGAGTATACCGACTTTACCTTTCTTACCACCTTCAGTAGTGCGGACAGGATTGTTGAAACCTTTGAGATTATTTCTTTGTAAAAATCTTTTTTTCTTATCTGCATCGGATAGAGGCATTACTTTTTCTTTAAAGTTTTCTTTGGTTTCATTTTGCCTACAGCAATCATCACGACTGTTTTCTCTTTAGGCTTTTTCATATTCTTTTTGGGTTTACTTCCATACGTCATTATATCATATCCTCCTCTTCCATCATTTGTTGTTTATAAGATGTCATTCCCATGAACTTAGGGTCAGACGCTCTTCTAAGCATCGGTGACATATTAGCCATCCTTACTTGAGAAGATGTTCTTCTTAAAACATTAGAAGGTGATGAACCCTTCTTCATCGGGGATTTACTAATACCTTTTTTTGTCTTAGGCATTGTTGGTGTTTTGGGTGTCATCTCTACCATTACTTATCCTTGTAGGAAGTCATCCCCATAAATTTTTTATCATTAGGTTTTCTCATTGCCATGGATTGTTGAATAGCTGTACCTCTCTTCTTCTCATAACCTGAGAGTTTACCATCCTTATTTAAATCTGCTTTTTGTTTATTTATATTCACTATGATACCCTCCTATATGATTTTGTTTTCTTAGCGATATTTTTTGGTTGTTTAACAAACTGTTTTCCTTTAGCTGTACCTTCACGTTTTGCTTTTGTTGTGGCGGCATATTCTTGTGGACTGAGACTCTTGATGGCCTTCTCGGGTAGATACCTTTCTCCTGTCTTGGAAGAAGGTTTCCCAGACTTGGTTCGCCACTTTTGTTTTGTCCATGCTTTCAGACTTCTTTGACTTTTTGCTAGTGCCATTTTTACTTTCCTTGTCCACGATATTTTTTATAACTACGTTTTTTATTTTTATTCATTGATGACATTTTTATTTTACCATCCCCAATGCTTGTGCTTTTGGGTAAATGAATTATTCCTAAACTTTCTGTTGGTCTTTTTGCCATTACTTCTGTTCTTTAAAATTATAGAAGTAATTGGTATCATCTCCTGCAGTCCATTTACTCACCGACTCCACATTGTATTCAACAGTTGATACTTTGAAGTCAGGTTGCTTGGGTTCAGCAGGTGTTAAAGATTTATCATAAAACAATGTTCTGTTATTAGGTTGAGCGGCAAAGTGTCCATTCTCTAATTCTAGAATATTAAATGATTTATGTTCTTCCGGTACTTGCGAATAATTTATATTCGGTAAATTGTGGTCAGCATGACAACTATCAATCGTAAACAAGTATTCACCCTTGTACCATTGTTTGGTAGGAGACAAGTACTTGGCTCTCGGTGGTACAGTTGTTTTTTCAATTACCGTGATATGATAACTGAAGGCATCCCATAGTTCTAATTCTTCTAAAGGTAAATCTTCTTTCACATCAGGTGAACTCACAAAGGCACTAATCGGTAACTTGTCATACAAAGCGGCATACTCAGGGATATAGGTTTCAAAATATAACGCTCTTCCCTGTATGGATTTCACTGTCGCCCAAACACCTTGAACATATTCTCCATGACCTCTTTCTAAATCATAAAGATATTGTTTTTTTACCCACACCTTAACGGGGGGAATGTTAGCTACGAGAAATGACATCTATACCTACTTTAAATTTTGGAATCTTCTTAATAAAATCTCTTCTGAGTCGAATGTTCAACATTTTGTTTAAACATTTCTTGTTATAAAAGTTTTGTAACTGATACAGGAGTTCCATAAACTTAGCATCAGACTTGTTATGGCTAATAAATAAAACATCTTTATCAATAATTTTTAAATCTGTAGTATTAGAGCCAAAATAATTATCAAAGTGTACACCAGATTTGGATGTAAATCCAATATAAAACTCTCCTGTTTCATAATTTGTTTTATAAACTTTGTAAAGGGGTTTCTTTGGCAAAGAAAACTATTATTTATAGCCACCACCTGCTTTCTTATAGGAAGAAGCGAGGAGTTGGGCCTTTCGGGCAGACCATTGCCCAGGTTTTCCACCTTTTGAACCTGCTTTAATACGATTAAACATAGCCTTACGCATGGTAGGCTTGGTATAATTCCCTGCTTTATTGACTGTAGACTTTGATTTCATTGTATTTTAGTAATATGAGGCTCTTCATCGTAACGCCCTTGCTCTTTCTTCTTTCCAGTGTGTGTGACTTCTTGAATTTTAGAGCCTTATACTATATAAATATAATGTTATTTTACAATTTGTCAAGTACTTTTTTTATTTTTTTTGTATTTTTGTAGTTTTACAAACATAATCTATTGATTTTCCTATACATTTTACAATATGTTACAAGTGTTTACATTTATTTAGTATAATATTGAAGAATTATGTTGACAAAATCGTAAATCACATGTAATATATATAGTGTAGGTTGGGTATATTACATCATGTAGGCAGATACGTTTTACTCATACTTTATATGTGCTATATGTAGGCAGATGTACTTTCAATGTGTAGCTGATATTTTAGTACGTTGACGTATATATATACATACAACACCCCCCCTACCACATGCATACCCGCATACCCTCTATTATATATCATATTATGTTATAGTGAATTTTGTTTACTATATAGAACATATAATATATCAAACATTGTTTCATATATAGAACATACAATATATTAAATATTGTTCTTTATATCGAACTAATACTTTCCCCCCTCACAGTTAAGAGAAAGAGTGTATATCTCTATTCTATAACTTTCAAATACACCCCCCTATATACCCCCCATACCGATATTACATATTTACCCCCTATTATACCCCCTATTATATTTTATATTGCCACATTGTATCATAATGTCGCA